GATTAAATTGTCAATGATTGCTTTTCGTTGAAACATCCATGATTCGGTATTGTCTAATTTTGATAATGATGTTGGGTCTTTTTCTTTAATGTAATTACTAAAATTTTGTGCTAAAGAGAAAAAGGATAAAGTTTTCTTGGAGTCATATGCCTCTATATTACTCACACCACCACGATTTTTAATGATTGATGCATTTGGATTATCATTTGCCTTATCCATTGTTGCATCAACATCACCGTAACCAATTTCTTTTTTGGCAGTTGTTCTTGTAAGTGGGTCAAAACCAATGAACTGACCGGCATTAACACCAGACCTTTGTTTTGAAATACTATCTGATTGCGTTACAACTTCAAATGCTCTTGCGGAACTAATTTCAGAAAATGGATTACTATTTGACTGATTTTTAAGTTTAAATGTAACATCCAAAATATCTTCTTGTGTTAACAACATTGACAATGGTGCAAAATTAAAACCAACTAAATTTTGAAAGAACAGGTAATTAGGTGCTTGTTTTTTATCTAAACTTCTTTTTGCACACCATTCTATTGCTTCAATTGGTCTCAAATTTGGTATAACAATGTTTCGAATACCAACCGTATCTTCAAATATGCCACCCGACTCGCCCGCAGGAACACCCAAATAATCTTCTAAAATTTTCTCAACAACTTTACCATATGTGTTATCATATGATTGATTAATTCTTTGTTGGTCTGAATACATCAATTCATCTGAACAAAAGTGCAATGTATAAAGTTCACTATTCAAGCCTTCATTCTTACGGGTTGACTGTTTGTAAATACGAAATGCTTTTCTAAATGAACCAATATCAGAATTACTATCTTTTGCAATATCAATGAGGAGCCATCAAACAATAAACTGCCAGATAAACCGGCAGCATCACGAATTAAAATGTTTCCACTCATAACAGGCAGAAACAAAGAATCGTAGATGTTTATTTCTTCATATATGACCGAAATATCAATTGGTCCGGCTTTAGTAACAATCACCAATTCATTTATTTTGAATTGGGTTGATTTACTCATTGATAAACTCATGCTTTAATTACTCTCTTAAATTCTTTTTCTACGGCAGTAACAAATTCAGGTTTCAATAATTTAATTGTTCGTTTACTATCATTAAGTGCAATTTCATACTGATAATACGATTGCGTTTCTTTAGTTACAACTTCAGTTATTCTACTGCCATCTTGTAAATTGTAGATTATGTTAGTGGCAGCGGTATTTGCATATGTGTTGGCATCCAACTGAAGTTTTTCAATTATTTTTATATCGTCTATATTTGTTCTTGTAATTACTTTATAATAAGCTTGAATGTTACTTGGTGACATAGCCCAAGATAAACCCTTTACAGATGTGTTTGCCGTATCTGCATATCCAGGTGCAGAATACTTGGCATCAATATAATCAATCAATACTCTATCTCTAAGTGGCCAGTCAAACTGTGGATCAAAAATATCATTAAACATTAAAACAATCCAATGTCTTTCAGGATTTTCATAATACTTAGATGCAATAATTTCTGGTGTGTCACTATCCTTAATATCATACTTGTAAAATGCTGAAGAATTTTCTTTAAGTGTGGACTCAAATCCAAACCTTGCAATAATATTTGTTACAGTATCTAAACCTGTCGATGAATTATTGGCAGTGTAAAGTGTTTTTGGAAAGTAATTAAAATATTTTGCCATTAATTACCTCTCGCCAATGTATCTGCATTTGCTAAATCTTTCCTAAAATCTTTTTTCGTTAGATATGTCATTTCTTGGAATTGTAATGTGATTTGAATTGATACAGGCATACCGGTGCGACCAAGACGGGGTTCATTTTCACCTGCGGTTTCATATGCAGTCCAACCATTTGGTGCATAATTAATATCAAGTGTAGTCAATACACAAGTTGCAATTTGTGGAATATTATTATTTTCTTTACCGGAATAATAAAATTTAATATCAAATTCGGAAGGAGGAACTAAAAAACCACCTGCATCTCCCATTAATTCAGGTGCTTGGTGAAAACGAAATCTTTCCAAAATTCTTTGAACTTCTAATGCTTCTCTCTCATCTCTTGGATAAAAAGTAAAATCAAATTGGAATGTTCTAAAATTTGGTGATTTATAAATCATCTCGAGCATTGGATTCTGCACACGACCTGTTGCCGCAAGAATTGCTTGTCCTGTTTGTGAAGAACCTAATATTTTTGCGGCTCCTGTACCAACAATTTGTTTTGTAACTTCCACACCAGTTTTTGAGATGGCACCACCTGCCGCTTCTGTACCACCTTCTTGATATGCATCATAAATTGATTTAGCTGCAGCAAGGCCTTGACCACCCAATTCGCTCCCCAAACTTAATTGGTCGTATGATTGTGCATAAGTATATTGCAATGTATCGGGCATATACAAAGCAATTGCATCTGTTGTGAGTTTTGTAGTTCTAAGAAAATCTAAACTACCACCTTTAATTCTTTTAATGGAATTATCAATAAGTGCTTGCGTGGCAACAGAACCACCACCTAAACTAATATTTGCTTGGCCAAAAATGTTTCCAATACCAGCGGTAATACCACCAATGATACCACCAGCAGCTTTACTAATTCCACTTGTAAGTCCACTTAAAACGCCACCGGTTGATTGATTCAATTGATTTAAACCATTATTGATTTTACCCATCAACTCATTACCATAATTTGTTGCTAGTTTTTGTGGATTGGTTAAATCTACTAGAGAAATAGTACCCAAACCACCACTTTCGCCAAAATTGGCAACTTGGGTTCTTTTGAAACTAGAATCTTTCTGTTCTCGAACATAAAATATTACATAATGAGATTTATCCGTATTACCAATATCTAAAGGATAACGGAGTGTAGTTCTTTCAAAGTCGCCGGCATCAGAAAGGCTAGCTAAGGGACCTATTCTGTTTCCAGAACTTTTATTAAAAGATATGTCTGCAAATCCAAAAAGCGCCATGATTGTCCTATAAGGTTTATAGATAATATTTATGTCATACAAAGGATGGTTTCGTCCAAGAAACCCAAACAAATATAAAGGCGATGCCTCAAACATCGTCTATCGTTCCAATTGGGAACTTCGGGTAATGAAATACCTCGATGAGAATACTGCCGTCATATGGTGGGCATCTGAGGAGTTGCCGATACCCTATGTTTCGCCAGTTGATAATAGAGTGCATCGTTACTTTCCAGATTTTATCGTCAGGATCAAACGGAAAGATGGCTCCGAGCAGACTTCAATACTAGAAGTGAAGCCGTATAAACAGACGATGATGCCAACGCAAAAGCGCAAGACCAAACAATACCTATATGAAGTTACCCAATATGCCATCAATCAAGAAAAGTGGAAAGCTGCCACTTTGTTTTGTAAAGAACATGGATGGCAGTTTCAAATTATAACAGAAAAAGAACTTGGCATTTGAGATAAATACTCAAATGGCGAAACCACTAATTGACAGAATAAAAACATCGTTGGCGAAAGAAGGTCTTACGCCAAGGACAAATGCGGCTCGTGCTTGGTTAAGGTCTAAAGTTAGAGACTTATCTCCAACACCAAATTCTATTATGCGTGACCAACAAAGACTTCGTGAGAATTCTATGATTGGTCGTATGTATTTTTACTTTTACAATCCAAAGTGGAAAGATTCGTTGCCATATTACGACAAGTTCCCATTGGTTATTCCAATTGAACGATACCAAGACGGTTTTTTAGGGTTGAATTTACATTACATTCACCCAAAGCAACGAATTATCCTTTTAGATAAACTAAGTGATGTGGCATCAAACAATAACTATGATGAAAAAACTAAACTACGATTGAGTTATAGTTATTTAGCAAGTGCATCAAAAGCATTTGAGGCTATGCCGTGCATCAAACGGTATTTATTTACAAATATACAATCCCGCTTTTTAGAAATAACTGCTGACGAATGGGATATAGCGGTAATGTTACCTGCTGAAAACTTTGTAGGTGCGACAACAAGCAAAGTATGGTCAGATTCTAGGAAAAAATTCTAAATGTCATTTTCACCAAATTTATTTTTATCCAATATAAGAGCAAAAGACGGACTTGCAAAACCTTCCCGTTTTGAAGTTGTTCTTCCTATTCCACCTTACATTAATAGTTTCGTTGGTAATTCAGTTATCGAAAAGATTTTGAATTTCCCAAACTCCATCTTCTCAGATGTTTCGGATGCTATTGGCGCCGCATTTGGTCGTGGAGGAGAACAAGATGAATATTCCAAAACTTCAAATTCTTCTATGTCAAGGTACTTGGCACTTCAATGTGAAAGTGCAGAATTACCAGGCAGAACATTACAAACTGCTGATGTAAAAATTTATGGACCTACATTTAAAGTTCCATACCAATCACAATACGGCGACACAACATTAACATTTTTGTGTACCAACGAATTCTATGAGCGTAAATTGTTTGACCGCTGGATTGAAGCAATTCATCCTTCAGATACAAACAACCTTAGATACCCAAAGGGACAAAAGTCTAGGTATTTAACTAATATTAAAATCATTCAATACGATGACTTTATCAAAAAGATTTACGCAGTAGAACTGATGGATGCATTTCCAATAGGAGTTGCACCGCAAGCGCTCAGTTGGTCTGATGATGGATTTCATAGACTATCTGTGCAAATTGCGTATCAAAGATATCGACCAATTTACGAAGGATCCTACGACCTTGCTTCTGCGGCAACTGCGTTGTTTGGTTCTGCGTTTTCAAGGATTTTACCTTTGGGTCGTGCATTATAAAATTTTAAACAAGCGAGGATATTATGTTACCTAAACTAGATGTACCAATTTATACTGTGAATTTAATTTCGACAGGAAAACCTATTCGTTTCCGTCCATTTCTTGTAAAAGAACAGAAACTATTTTTAATGGCAGCCGAATCAACAGACGGCAATGAGATGGTTGGTGTTATTCGCCAAGTATTGAGAAACTGTGTGCTTGATGAAATGGATATTGATTCATTACCAACATTCGATTTAGAGTATTTGTTTATGAATCTCCGTGCAAGGTCAGTAGAAGAAATTGTTGACTTGCGTTATAAGTGCAATAATACAACTAAAGATGAAACAGGTGAAGAAAAGAAATGTAGTGGCGTTGTTGAATTCAAACTCAATCTATTAGAAGTTGAACCAACAAAGAATCCAAATCATAAAAACAAAATTCAACTTACCGAAAACCTCGGTATTGCATTTAAGTATCCTACTTTTGAAATGATTCAGAAGTATGAGAAGATGAATGAGAATGAAGTTATGTTAAAAATTCTTGTTGATTGCATCGACTATGTTTATGATAAAGAAAGTGTGTATTATTCAAAAGATTCATCCAGAGAAGAAATGGAAGAATTTATTGACAACTTACAACAAAAAGATTTAGAGAAGTTTAAAGACTTCTTTGATACCATGCCTGAAATTAAAAAAGATGTCCACTTCAAATGTCCAAAATGTGCATACGAAGAAGATATTGCAATAAAGGGCATGCAAAATTTTTTCGTCTAATTTTTCGTTATGATACATTAGGCAACTATTATCAGACGAACTTTGCTTTGATGCAACATCACAAGTATAGTTTGACTGAGCTTGAAAACATGTTGCCTTGGGAAAGAACCATTTATGTTGAATTACTATTGAAGTATTTGAAAGAAGAAAAAGACCGGTTAGAACTACAAAGACAAACTAAGAAACGATAATGGCAGATTTTGCATCAAGATACCTATCTGAAGTTGAAGGTGGTAAAGGACTTATTGGAGGCGCAAGTGCGGCTTTAGGAGGCACCGCCAAAGATGTAGGTAAAACATTCAGTAAAGAAAATGTTGTCCGAAGTATGTTCGGTGGCGATGACATTTTCTCGGCCGTTATTCGTGGTAAATTAGGTGTTAAAAAGAAAGAAGAAAAAGAAAAGTCACCAAAGGCTTTATCTAATAGAGGTCTGGACAATATACAAAACCAGATTGATACTCTTTCAAAAGAAGTTCAATCAAAAGAGGAGTCTGGTGGTTTAAGTGAAGATAGTTTAGCATATTTAAAAATAATTGCTAAAAACTCCATCTCTATTCCAATGATGGCAAGAGATGTAA